GGTAACTTTCAACGAGACCAGCGGCGCAGTTACCGCAGTTAAGTTCACCGAGTACGGTGAAGGCACTGCTAACGATGCTACCGAAAGAACTTTTGGTGGTGAGAAATCGCAAGGCTAGACCACAGCACACATACACTAATTAAGGGGAGGGGGTAGGCACAAAACTCCCTCCCCTTTAACTTCGCAGACTATGGATGAAAATCAACGCAAGATTATAGATGCGGTGCTTGCTCTCCCTCAGTCGTTCACGATGGGGGATAAGCAGCTTAACATCTACCCTGCAACGTTGGGCGTGGCATTACGCGCATCGCTCATTGTGGAGCAGTTGGGCATTAATAAAACATTACTGCTGGCAGACCGCAACACAGAAGCCATTAGAATCGCTCAGACGAAGCCTAACGAAGTGCTTGAACTGATTGCTTACTACACGTTAACGGGCGCGGAGCATCAAGACAGCACAGCGATAAAACAGCGCATCGAACAACTTGCAGAAGGTCTAAGCATTGAGGATATGGCTACGTTACTACTTGTTATCTTGGAGCAAGACCAAACGGCAGAACTTCTGAAAATACTTCAAGTGGAGCAAGACAGGGCGGAGCAAAAGCGCATCTACGACACTCGCGATAAGAAGTCGGGCAAGGTAATCACCTTTGGCGGACACAGCGTATTCGGGCAGATGCTTGACCGCGCTGCCGAGCGTTACGGCTGGTCTAAGGAGTATATTGTGTGGGGCGTTGATGCAACATCGCTAAGGCTGATGTTAGAGGATGCAATTAACAGCGCATACCTATCGGCAGATGAAGCGAAGAAGGCGCGCATTTCAACAGATGGCGTTCGCATCAACATGGACAACAGAGAGCGCGCTATGCAGTTTATCAAATCGCAAAAATGGCATTAATATATGGCAGGTATATCATTCGACATCCGAGGGGATAATAAAGACCTTATAGCGAAACTTCAACAGAGCCAACAAGCGGTTCAGCAGACTTCTTCCGCTATCGCTCAGAGTGGTGATGGGATAGAAGCGTATTTTAAGAAAGCATCTATGGCGGTTGCAGGTGTGTTTACCGTGCAGAAAGCCGTGGAGTTCGGTAAGCAGATTCTTGCCGTTCGCGAAGAAATTGAATCGCTTGAAATATCCTTTGAAACTCTGCTTGGTAGCAAGGATAAAGCGGAAGCATTGTTCGGTCAGATACGCAAGTTCGCAGTTGAAACGCCTATGCAGCTAAAGGACCTTGCGAGTGCTGCTCAGATGATGCTATCGTTCAACATTGACGAGAGTAAGATTATGACTTACCTCAAGGCGTTGGGCGATGTATCAATGGGCGATACGCAAAAGTTTCAATCGCTATCGTTGGCGTTCTCGCAGATGTCATCCGCAGGTAAGCTAATGGGGCAGGACCTTATGCAGATGATTAATGCAGGTTTCAACCCATTGTCACAGATGGCGCAGGAAACGGGCAAGAGTATCTCCGAGTTGAAGGATGAAATGTCCGCAGGTAAGATTACCTCCGAGATGGTCCAGCAAGCGTTCGTTAACGCAACCTCTGAGGGCGGTAAGTATTACAATATGCTGGAGAAGCAGAGCAAAGGCTTGAAAGGCTCGCTCTCTAACTTGCAGGGTGCGATTGATGATATGTTTAACGACATTGGCGAGAAGTCGCAGGGCATATTCTCAAGCGTTGTTGGCGTGGCTACGGATGTTGTGAAGAACTACAAGGAAGTTGGCGAAGCTATTATGGCTGCTGCTGCTTCATACGGCACATATGCAACTGCCGTGGCTATCTCCAACGCCATTGACGCACAGCGCGCATCCAGCCTTGCTGCTGCTCGTTCCGCTGAAGCTGCAAGCTATATGCAGAAGCTGGAGAGTATTGGTGCAGTTACGGCTGCAGAACAGACCCAATTTCAAACAGAGTTACAGGCTGCTATTGCTAAAGGTCAGTTAACACAAGCCGAAGCCGAGCAGATAGCTGTATTGCAGGCATCCGCATTGGCGCGCGTTGAAGCTAACAAAGAAGAAGCTATCGCGAGGGCAAACGCAATGGCCGCAGCAAGCGCACAAGCGAAAGCGGAATTAGATGAATCTATTGTAGCCGAACGAAACGCTGCGGTAAAGGTTCAGCAAGCCGAAGCGATTGTTACCGCTACCAATATGCGTTATGAAGCCGCTATTGCTTCCGCTGATGCAACAGCGATAGAAACAGCTGAAATAGAGCTTGGTATAGCTCAGAGCAACTTAGAAGCAGCTACAAAAGAGCATAATGCAGCGCTATCTCAAGTGCAAGCCGCATCAATAACAGCAGAAACAGCAGCGAGAGAAGCATCATCAGCCGCAACAGCCGCTAACACGGCGACAACAGAAGCAGACACAGTTGCAAAGGAATTAAACACAGTTGCAATCAACACGGATGCCGCCGCAACCGGGTTCTTAACCACAATGACCAATGCGCTGAAAACTGCGGTAGCGAAGTTGTACGCTACAATGTCGGCGCACCCATACGCTATTGTTCTTGCTGCTGTCGTTGCGTTGGGATATGCAATTTATAAGGTTGCTACATACGAAAGCGAACACGAGAAAGCCGCCAAAGCAGCAGCAGAAGCTGCTAACAAGTCACGTGGCGAGTATCAAAAAGAACGTGCCGAGCTTGACAAACTTTCTGAAAAGCTGGCCAGCGCTAAGAAAGGCACTGACGCATGGCAGACAGCAAAGGATGAAGTTGTTGCTAAATACGGACAATATTTCTCTGGACTTGACAACGAAATTACTAAAGTCGGCAATCTATCTACGGCCTACAAGAAGCTGCAACTGAACATTCGCAAAGCCGCTGCTGCAAGAGCAATGGATGAATATAGCAAGGAGAACACGCCTGATTACGATAAGTATCTTACAGAGTTTCAAGATAGATTGGGCTTTTTGGACGACAAAGGAGATGACAAGGCGCGGTTAATGTCGATGGCGTATAACTATATCACCAATGTGTCTGATGATTTCTCAAAAGAAATGTGGTCTACACTAAAGGGATTGGGTTTAACGTCTATCCTGCAACGTGGCGCATCAGCATCAGCCGAGTACCAAAACAACTTAGCGAAAATCGGAAATCGTTTCGGCTTTAATAGAACGCAGTCAGATGCTATCGCCACTGGCGATGATAGCGCGTTTGTTGATACGGAAACAGATAAGAAAATCAAGAATCTTGGCACGGAATATCGAAAAGCACAGAAAGCATGGGAAGATGCACAGGCTGAGCTAAAGAAAATAGAGGACGACAGAGATAAATATACTGACGCACAGTATAAGGCAGCTAAAGCAAACGTTGATGCAACTGAAAAAGCATACAAGGAGCTTGGCGGTGATACGACTGGCAAAGGCACGAAAGCTGCTGCTGCCGCAGCAAAAGCATTGCAAAAGGAACAGACTGAAGAAGAAAAGCGAGTTGAGCGTAGGCAGGAATTAGCGCGCGAATTAATTGAATTGCAGCGCAACAATGTAGCGGATGAGATTGCGCTAATGAAGGATGGCGTTAAGAAGAAAGTTCGCGAGATAGAAAACGAGTATCAGACAGAACGCGAAACCATTGCCAAAGAAGCTGAGAAGTTAGCCAAAGCCAATAAGGAAGCAGACGTTAAGGCTAGCGACATTCTAACTATCGGCGGTACGTCTTACGAAGGCTTGACCAGCGAGCAGGTAACAGCGTTGGAACGCTCGTTGGAGTTAGCACAGAAAGCGGCATCCAAGAAGACGCAGGAAGCCTATCAAGAGGAAGCTAAAACGTTACGCGAGAAGCTAACCGATGGGCTTGCTGTAATAGAGGACTTCGAGAAGGAGCGCACGGCGATTATCGCTCGCGAAACCAAGCGCAGAGAGGAAATTCAGAAAAACGCCAAGCTTACCGATACCGAGAAGCAAGACCTTACGAAGCGCAGTTACTACACGCAAGCACAGGACTTGGCCGCCGTATCTAACAAAGAGTTCTTCGCAAGCGAGGACTACTCAAAGATATTCAGCAACCTTGCCCGACTATCAACCAAGACGCTCAGCAGTATCAAGGCGAGATTGCAAGACGTTATCAAGACCAGCAAGGAACTCAAACCCGAAGAACTGAAAGCCTTCCAAGAGCAGATAGATAAGATTACCACCGAGGAAGAATCGCGTAATCCTATCAAGAGCGTGGTTGAGGGATTGAAGAAGCTGATTGCAGCACGTAAGGAGTTGGGCGAAGCACAGGTTAAGTACGCGGAAGCACAAGCGCAATGGACAGCGCAGCAGCCGACCTTGGAAGCCGAAGCGGTGCAAGCTACTAACGAGAAGACCGCAGCAGAGAAAGAGTACAACGACCTTGTAGCTAGTGGCAGTGCTGATGTTGGTAAGCTTGCGGTTGCATGGCAGAAAATGTCCATTGCGACCAATAAAGCACAGAAGGCAACAGAGAAGCTGAGTAAGGCGCACAAGCAAGTTGAGGATGCAACTGAAGGAGTATCAAACGCATCCAATGACGTTACGGAAGCGCAAGACGAGTGGCGAACGAACATGAAGAAAGTTGCCGAAGCTTGCGGTGCTGCTGCCGATGCACTGCAAAAAGTTACCGACCTGCTGGGCATTGCTGACGATTCAACGTTTGGAGAAATCATCAACGGTGCTGTCAAAGGCTTGCAGACGATGCAGTCCGTTCTGACGGTGATACTCACTATCGCAGTTGCGATAGAATCTTCCATGTGGTGGTTGCTCGTTATCGGTGCTGCCGTTGGTATACTTGCTAACATCGGCAGTATCTTCAACGCCAGCAAGATTAAGAAAGCCAACGAGGAGATAGAACGGCAACAGGACATACTCGACAACTTAGAGTATACGTATAAACGCTTACAGAGCGCAGCAGACGAGTTGTTTGGTACGGACTACATAACTAACTACAATCAGCAGTTAGCGAACCTTGAATCGCAAGCAACGGCCTATCGCAAGCAGATAGCAGCAGAGCAGTCCAAGGGCAAGAGTGCCGATGAGGACAAGATTAAGGACTACGAGGAATCGCTTCGCGATGTGCTTGACGAAATCTCCGACATGCAGAAGGAGTTAGCATCCAAATTCACGGGTACCGATAGGTCGTCAGCAGCAGAGCAATTCGTTGAATCGTGGCTGGAAGCCAAAGCAACGTTTGCAAGCACCAAGGATGCTATTCTCAGCGACTACAAGGACCTCATCAAGAACATGATTATCCAAGGCGCAGCAGCCAAGATAATAGACCAGATACTGCAACCGATGTGGGATAATCTAAATACAATGCTTGCTAAGAATGATATCTATGGCGCGGTTGATTACCTTGTCGGCGCAATGGACACGTTCTACACGCAAGCGGATGATGGTATGAATATCTTGTGGACAGCGTTGGAAGCACGTGGCTATGACATGAAAAGCCTTATCAGCGATGCGGATAGCGAGTTGACGGGTATGTCGCGAACCTACGGTTCTGCAAGCGAAGAAGCCATTGACGCACTGACAGCGCAGACCGCAACGGAGAACTTCTACGTATCATCCATCCCGACCATCAGCGAGAACGTTGCTGCAATACGCTCTCTATTGCAAGGCGGAAACAGCGTGGAGATTACGGGAATCAGTTCCGCCGACCTGCTAAAGATGCAGACGGAGTACCTTAGCAACTTGCCTGCTATCAGTGCCAACACAGCGGAAACAGCGCAACAATGTGCTAATATGGTAAGCGAGTGCCACAGCATTGTAACGCAGATTAAAAAGGTCATTAAGCCGAAGGGAAGCAATCCAGCCGACCGCGTTTATATGGCATACTAAAAGATTGTGTGTAAGTAAAATAAAATATCTAACTTAGCGATATGAGAACATCTGAAACAATGCAGGAGATGATACGCAACTTCGAGGGGTTGTGCTTGAAGGCTATGCGCTGTCCTGCAGGAGTGCTAACAATAGGCTACGGCCATACGGGGAGCGATGTAAAGGAGGGAATGACGATAACGAAATCACGTGCAAACGAGATACTATCTTCCGACCTCAGCAAGTTTGAAACCTCGCTCAACAACATGCTCACCGCAGCGAAAGTAACGCTGAAACAGAATCAGTTTGATGCGCTAATCAGCTTCGTGTTTAACCTTGGCGTTGGCACTCTGCAACGCTCAACGTTATGGCGGAAGCTAAAGGCGAATCCCAACGACACGACCATCCCCAACGAGTTCCGCAGGTATGTGTATGCAGCAGGCAAGGTTCTTCCCGGTCTTGTTAAGCGCAGAGACGCGGAAGCGAAGTATTACGCTAAATAGCTACGACTATGGCAGACGAAATAGACAAGAAGATAAGCGCGTTGGAATCGCGAACAACCATTGCAGGTGACGAGAGATTGGTTGTCGCCTACAATGGCAGCAACTATCAAGTCACGCCCATCACCTTGAAAACCTACGTCACTACGGGGGTGTTGGAGGCGGCGTATATGCAAGCGCACCCTGATGGGTTGGAAGCCTTGCAGTTGGTAACGCGAACGGCAGATGGGGCGACTAAGACAAGCGGATTTATCATGGCCAGCGAGGGCAAGGCAGGGATAATCAGCTACACCGACTATAAGGCGTTCAAAGACGCGGTAACGACAACGGCAGGGCTTTCGAGCGATGTAACCACCTTGCAAACGGCTATAACGGCGCAAGGCAAAGCTCTATCCGCTGATTTGGCTACGACCGACAACAAGATTGAGGAGTTGCTGAAGCACTTGGGCAAGTATGGCGATATTTCGCATGAAGAAATTACGCTGACAACGGCTCTGAGTGGCTACGCTATCAACACTGACGGAGTAAAGGTCGCTAAAAGCGGCTATGCGATGAGCGAGAAATTTAAGCTGACGCAGGGCAATATCTATCTGATAAAGGCGCAAGCGGTCAGCAAGGAAATCTCGCTGTTCGCTCGCGTAAGCCTTGAACCCCGAACGGACATTATCACGTATAGCTATACGTATAACACAGATGGCACAATCGCAACGGCAACGCCCGACTACGATTCAAGCATGGTGTATAAGTTTAATTATACTACTGGCGATAATGGCGAAAGTACGCTGGCGAATATCATGCTGAACGGAAGTATTGTAAGCGAGTTACCCAACACTCGCAACTACGAAGTTGAAGTGTATAATCCGCTGTTCAAGACGGGTGCAATCGCTACGCCTCTGAGCGGATTCTACGTATACTTCTGTCCTGCAAGCATGGATATTGTTGTTTCCGCACAAGCAGCAGATTTGAAGCAGAGCAGCAGCGATGAGTACGTAGGTAAGATGTTCGGCGAGCGATACGGCATATTTGCTTCCATCGCTTCCAACTACGTTAACCGTTGGGAGCGCGATGAATTGGATGAACGAATCTCCGCAATCGAAGATTCGCTTGCGTATAAGAACCTAATGCAAGACGACTTTTGCGTCAAAGCATGGGTTACTGACAACCTCTCGCCAGATGCGGTTGAAAGCTACGGGCAGGAGCAATTCTTGTGGGATTTATGGCGGTTCTACTTGATAGATACGACAGATAACACAGGCGTAACGACAACGCCCGTAGGCGAGTTGGTACGCGACAATCTGCTTCGCTTCAAGGCTAATAACAGCTTCGCCCCGACCGTTGGTATATCCGCAGAGCAATATGCCGATAGTCAGCTGGAATTGTTCAGATTGGTAGATGGCGAGTATGAGCAGTATTGCGCCGCAGGAGCATACAGCGCGACAAGTTACCTTGAAAACGTATTGCGCCCCATTGTAGCCAAAACGCCCAATGATTTAAGCGCAGCCAAGTTATACAAGCAGGTAGATGGCGAGTATGTTGAAGCACACGCGCTTCTACCGTGGGAAACAACGGAAACGAAATACTCCGTCAATCTTGGCAACTACCAGGATGTATACTCGCTTGACAACACCGTAGGCGATAGCGGAAAGACATGGAACGGCATATTCTCCAAGCCTATAAAGTGGGATGGCATAGACATTTCGCGCTACAAGCTACCGCCGACAGCTATATCTCCATCGCCGATAGCCGTGGTTAACGATAAGTTTGCAACCTCGTTCTTCACGGTCTACGACCCCAAATGGAAGAATTGCGGAGTACCGACCGGAGCGGATGGGTCTGATTGGGGAATGAGTGGCGGTGTTTTCCCTCGCCGAAGCGACATATCGCAGATAAGCAACATGAACTACGCGCGTGCTTGCAACGCTGACCCAACGCTGCCCTATCCATGCGCAGAGGGCGGATTCTTTGCCTTCAACATAGCGATAGATACGCTTGAAATCGCGATGGGTACGAAGTATCTACATTCGCCTACAAGGTTCACATCGGGCATATCTTCCAATGATGCTTGCGCGAATGAATCGCAGATGAATACCAACGGCGGTTTTCGCTGTCGCGTAACAGGTACTATCGATTGGACTTACTCCAAATGGGGCGGTACGCCTCCAATTCGCTATAACAATACCAATACAAGCCGATACGCTACACAGTTGGTTAGCCTTGAACATCCGAAGGAACGCTGTATGGAGAGCCAAATGGCTTATTCATGGGCTATGGAGTTCGGGATAGCCGAGGGCGTAGAGTTCGATATGTACGGCTATACGTATTGGTACAAGAATGTAGCGAGCGCGGCCAGCGGAAAGATGAACGCCGTTGTTTATTCACGCCGTAGCGGAACGAAGTCGCTGTATAACAGCGATAAAGAGCCTACGACATGGGATTGGGAGTACGTATTGCGAATGGGCTTATATATGGGCTTGCGCTTGACGGGTGACGTGTATGTATATCGCGGTGGCGGTTACGAACAAGTCGGCGAGTTCAAGGAAGGGAATGTCAATGAGCCGAATCGCTTGTTTATGCAACCAGACCAAACCAAGTGGGTTCGCGAGGTCAACTATAATCTCAGCGGCAAGTTTGCGTTCGAGGATAGCTATCCGTTGGAGGGTACTATCATCCGCACGGGTAATAACTACGTTAAGAAACGTTTGCACAATACCAACTGGGATAACAACTCTCGCGGCGGCTCTCTGTCTACGGGCGAGTGCTACTATCTGTACGGTAGTCATAGCTGGGGCGGTTCGCTTGAAAAGCCGTTTGTAAGAACTGCTGCTCGCTTTGGCGGCACCGCGTACTATACGGTTTGCTCGCCTCGCCTTCTGCACGCGGCTGTCACGGTTGCGGCTACGTCTGCTCTTGTTTGCGGTTCTGCTCAGTTCTTGATAAAAGTATAGTGCAACAGAACGCAGTTCGGCGGCGATAGTGCAACGATTATCGCCGACCGCGCTGAAAATCTTTGTAGCTGTCTGCCGACAAGTCAAGCATTGGGACTTCGACCTCTGAAACGGCAATAGCGAATGAAATAGTGGTAATGCGCTCCGCTGCTCGCTTTGGCGGCAACGCGAACAATACGGTTTGCTCGCCTCGCAATCTGAACGCGAATAATACGGTTGCGAATACGTCTGCTCTTAATTGCGGTTCTGCTAAGATTGAGCAACTTACAAACTCAGAACACAAGCAAACGGAGCGCATTATCACGGCCAAGAGAGCCGAATGATTACAAGACAAGGCGTATGAATTAAGCTACAAACCCAAAGAGATACGCCACACATATTTAAAGTGTGTAAAACTGCTCAAACTGATTATTTTACAGCTGATGAATATCGCAAAGGCTGACATAATACAAGCAATCGCTGCCGCCCGTAAAGGCCGAGCAAAGAGGAAAGATTTCTGCTTCACTGAAAATGATGCAGACGCTTTCCTCGCGGCTATTGCTGACGGTTCGTATGTTCAGCAGATTGCCTACAAGCAACTAACCAAGCGCAACACGAACGGCAAAATACGCGATATTCTGCAACCGAACAACTACACGCTTGTTTTACAGCATTTATGCAAGAATCTGTTGCAACCTTACTATGACCGCTACGATAACAACGTTGGTCTGAACTGCAAGAAGGGGCATGGGATAGCTGCCAAGCAACGCGCTAATTCGGTTGTAAAGCGCATTAAGCATATCTATTATGACTTGCGTCAGTATAACTACGCGCTAATTATAGACCAACGTCAATGTTACGCACATATTCAAATAAAGACAGTCCGTAAGGCAATGAAGAAAATCGGTGTGCCTCGATGGTTGAATGACTATGCTATCAGCGTATGTTTCTACAACCGTCAATTCCCGATAGGCGTACCGACCTCGCCGCTATTGCACCACATCCTAATGGTTGACAACGACAAGCTAATTAAGTCGCTTTCGCCTCATACGGTACGCTACGCTGATGATAACTTCATCCCGTTCCGCACAAAGCAGGAGGCTCAACGTGCATTGTGGCGAGTGAAGAATCTATGGTGGTATACGCTTCAGATTCGCGCAAAACGTCAGAGCGCGAGAATCGTTCCGCTCAGCATACCAACTGATTTTTGCGGCAATATATTCCACCGCATCACCGATAAGCACATCACCGACCACAACAAAGGCTATACGCTCGTCAGAGAGAGTATCGCCCAACGCGCAAGGCGATGTACCAACAAGAATTACCCGTCATACTTCGGCCTAATAAAGGTTACTGACGGTTTTGGTTTACTACTCAAATTAGAGAAAGATTTGAAACTTTCTGCCTTAACTAACAAGATACGCATTTCGCGCAGCAATCTTGATGCGCCTGAGATTGACATTCGAGAACTTTGCGACAACAAGCGAGAGTTCGATATAGAGGATTATGAGGTTAGATACGACAAGGACAACAAGCCTAATTGGTTGCATTGTTTGGTTTCATTCCAGACCGATGATTCAAACAAGCGCACTATCCGCTCTATGTCGGGCAGCTATCACGCTATCGCCCAATATATTGATTTGTGTGAGAAGCAATACGACAAGGCGGAGTTGCTGCCGATAGAGGATTGCGTAGTTGATAAACTTAACGGTTACTATCTTCGCGGTACGCTGAAAATGATTGTAGCCAAAGAGCACGGAGAATTTATAACCAACTAAATAATAACTTGTTATGATTAATTTAAATAAATTGCAAGTTCCAACCACCCAAGCTGAGGATGTTAATCAGCCTTACACGGGTTGGCGCGATGGCAAGTACGTAAGCATTGACGAGGGGTCGCACATTACGTATTTCGTAGGTCATGAATCTGAGCCTACTGTTGATGAAGATGGCAAGGAGCGCGTTATTACGCTCGCTTTCCCTATCCGCGTAGCCAAACCCATAACCCGTAACGCAGCTATCAACGCCGCCGAAATGGAGGCTTACGGCCTTTCTACGGCTATGGAGGTTGCCAGCTTCACGGCTTCGATGGCTCGCAAGTTCAGAGATAATCCCGATGATTCAGAGGTCAAAGCCCATGACGAGTTTATCGCGTGGGTGAAGAACGAACTAACCGAAATCGGAGTTTAAACAGCACTCTCAGTGGTATCTCCACCATCCTCGACAGCATCAACGGCGAGGGGTAGGGAATTGCTACATACCTTTCTCCATTAAACTTACAATACTATGAAACTAATTGACCGCACAGGCGAAATGGGCGTGAACTATCAAGGCTATGAGATGATGATAGTTCGCTATGCCAATAACAAGGATGTAACGGTAGAGTTCCTATCTACGGGCGAACAGAAACAATGCCGATATTCAGCTTTTAAGGCTGGCAAGGTTAGGGCGGATATCCTGCCTAAGAAACGTTGCTATTGGGGTTGGTCGGTAGTACTGATATGCGTTATCCTTGAAGCTTTGATACTCGCATTATGTCTATGATAAGCACACACAGGTTAAGCATGGCTCTCACTATCGTGGGAGTTATGCTTATGTTGACTTCCTGCAAGACGAAGTATGTTCCCGTAACAACGGAGCGAGTGGACAGCGTGTATATTGTCCGCACCGATACGGTGCTTAACACGATTATCAGCAATACGTTTGACAGCATCATGCAAGACCGCAGCATACTGACTACGGTTGACAGCGCAGGCAATGTGCTAAAGGAAACAGAGCGGATAGAGGTGCATCACTATCACAGCGACAACAGCATCATCAATCAACTTCGCGCACGTTGCGACAGCCTTATGCAGCAACAGAAGCAGACGATTGAAATTCCTTATCCCGTTGAGCGAGAACTAACGTGGTGGGAGAATCTGAAGCAAGAGGTCGGCGGTGTGGCGATTGGAATGTTGATTGTGGCGTTCTGCGTTGCAGTTGTATGGCTCATTAAACGTTACCGAAGCAATAAGTCTGCATAAATCGCTAAAATTTAGTAACTTTACAGAAAAGAAACACATACAATGGGATTGAAGGAGGAATTAATGCGACAGGCCCGTGCTAAAGGCATCTGCATGGATGGCTTTAGAACCATGCACAGCGCAGCAGACAAGCAGGCGTTGGTGGATTACTATGTTCAGACGTTGGACTGGAGCTTGGAGCGAAACTTTCCAAGACTAAGCTCCATTAGAGAGCATTTCAGCGATTGTAGTGACAAAGGAGTATATGTTGACCAAACATTCCACGGCGAAACGTTCAGCGCGCTTCAAACATACGTATTTCACAACTGCACGGGCGTTATCAACGTTCAAATGGACTACGAGCAAGCCAATATTCCAATGCTATACTTCGCGAACAACTGCCATATCAAGGTTGTTTGCCGACAGCAGCAGGGCAGGGGTGTTCCTGCCATCCGAGTTCCGTTGTACGTTTTTGGAGATAACATCGTAACGAGTGAGGACAGCGACAACGCTGTATTTCTCCGTTACGATTTTGAGTTACTAACGTAAATGTATAATGGATTATGGGGGAGTTTTTTAGCAATTTAATCACAACCGCAGGCAGCATACTCGTTGGGTTCGGCGGTTATGAAGCACTCAAGTTCCTAATGTTCCGCAAGAAGCAGGCGCGCATTGTGGAAGCGCAGGCGGATAGTGATGAGTTTCACGTGTTGCGCGAACATATTGAGTTTTTGCAGCAGCAGCTAAAGGAGAAGGAAGAACGGTTTGCAGAGCAGACCAACCTACTACGACAACGAAACTCGGAGATACTTGATATCACAGAGAATAAGAACGCTACCATCTTGCAACTAACAGAGAAAATCAGTGAGTTGCAGCTAAACTTACAGAAGTTCAAATGTGTGGTCCCGAAGTGCGCTAACAGACAACCTCAAAACGGATATTGATATGTATAAGTTAGAGATACAATTCAGCAATGGCGCGAAGCAGAACATGTTCAGCGCGTATGGCGTGAAGTATGCAAGCGTAACGGAGCGTTATCTGTCTGCGCCTACATACGACTTCCCAACGGTTAGTTATCCCGAAGGCGGAGAGAATATCTATCCCAAGACAACTTACAAGCCGTTTGACTACAAGCTAAAGCTGTCTATTAGCGCACCGAATCAGAACACTACCAACGCGAATGTTGTAGTCAACAACCTCAACCGCGCCATGCGTGATGAATCTGATGGTATGTTGACGTATAAGCAAGTAACGTTATGGGATTACCGCAACAGATGTATGATAGTTGGCACACCCAGCAGCATATCGCAGCCTACAACGTTTTGGCGCGATGAGCAGGGCGAGGACTTAGCGGTTATCGAACTATCAATTCACGTCAGCGACCCATCGTTATGCGATTTTGAACTAACATATTAACGCCATGATACCTGCAATCAAAGAGTTAAATTTCCCGTCATACGCAACGCTCAGCAACGCAGTATGTTCGATTGAGTATATGGGGCAGCGCACAATTACCACTACCGTTAAGATTGATGGCGATATCGCTCCCGATTTTAGCTACGATTGGAACATTGTATTTAAGGGCGAGAAGTATGTGCATCCGCTACGGCTTCCTGCTGCAACCAAGAGCAACGAATCAATCTTATCGCAGGTTGATTTAACGTTCCAGCATTGGGCGGAGTATCAGCTTGGCAGATACATGTTCTTCCAACCTCAGACGTTGGAGAGCGGTGCGGTGGTGGCGGACAAATTTATCGCTTCCGTCAAGCTGAATTTAAAGAACTTCTGCGACTACTTCGAGCAGGTTCTGCGCTACTACTACGGCGACAAGATTATCATTGACCTTAATCCGAATTGGGCGTATGATGAAGAACCTGCTGACGTTGATATTAACCACTCATACATATGGGATGTTATCAGCGATACGTTCTACCCCGTATATGGCGTTCGATGGACATTGGAAGCGACAGCAGACAACGATAACACCGTTGACGGTGGCGAGCGTTATGTATTGCGTATAGGCTACGATACAGAGGAAATCAGCCAGATATTTGAGTATGGCGTTGATGGCGGTCTGCTGAAGGTTGAGCGTCAAGTACAGGACAGCAACATACGCAACATCATCTACGGGCGTGGTTGCGACACGAACGTACCTGCGCGATACTTCAAGGATGTAGACAAGAATAACGACAGCTATCCAGCCGACCCCGATTGGATACCAGAGTTAGCAAATACCTACTTCGCCGAGTTGCGAGGGAAGTGCTTCCGCGACTACGTAAAGGGGTGGAAAACCAACCCGAAGCGTCAGCTGGTAGACATCAACGGAGAAGCCATCACGCCTTATCCGCATGATAACACCGTTAAGCCTATTGCAGTTGAGCCGTACGATGAGGAGTTGGGCGAAACAAACTACGCCTACAGCAGAGGACACACAGACGTTCAGTTCGACCCCGTGGAGTTCGTTAAGAACGATGCTTCTATTGCGCGTTACGGAGAGTTGGTTACAGGCCTTGACAACAACAGCGATGTCTATCCAACCATTCAGAAGGTAGACAGCGCCGACCATTTAGACTACTTCGGTAGCGATATAGGCCGAGTGGATGAGGTCGTGGCCGTTGAGGAGATAACGAGCGATGATTACGAAACCGAAGCGGAAGCACAGGCGTATCAAGTTACGGGCGAGCAATGCAGCACTACGTTACGCGCAGTGGACAACGACAGCACGAAGTTTGAAGTAACCAGCGCTGAGTTCACTATCCCTGCCGACATGTCGGGCAACTTGGTAGCTACGCCCAAACTGATGCACGCTTCCCACTACGCACCGCAGACGGGTTACGAGTTAGGGCAAGGCAAGGTTACACGCTATCTGAAGGATATGTATGATGATACAGCACTCAGTCAGATGGAGTTGACCGACACGCTCGTAACGGTGTACAACAAGGAGACTGATACAGAACTTTTAAGTCCGAGTGGTATACCTGCAGGAACGTACTACTACAAGATTACAGGCAAGGTTAAGAACACCATCAACAACAATGGATTCGCTGATGTTACCGTTGGTTGTGAGGGTGCTACACTGACGTATGCCAATATCAGCAATGAATCCGATTGGCAGCAGACGTTCGATATATGGATAAAGAACATCTTTGCCAGCGAGAAGCAGAAGGGCGAGACCGACAACGAGTATGCTGAGCGAGTGTGGAAGCCGTTACTTGGTACTGCTGATGAGCAAACTGCCAAGGTCTGCTTCTCTGATGGGTGGCTATCAACGTCAGAGGACTACGAGTTTGAGGTAATTGGCTATCCCATCTATGATACTTCCAAGACATACAACGGCATCACATCTCATTGGCGCATAACGTTAGCCAAGAGCGATGCAGACTTAGATACGTTGGGTGTTTACATGCCCTCAACGATACGCAACGCGATAGCAGGCAACCACTTCTACTTTGATTCGGTAGAGATGCCGCATGACTATGTTCTATGGGCGGAGGAAGCTATTGACAACACCAAGGAGAATAAATGTGATGAGGTATGCGATATAGACCCATCGTGGGTTGTTGAGTTGGACAAGGTGTTCATCAATCAAGAACGCCCCGACATCAGCAGCACAGCGAAGTTGGCATTAGAAGCCTTGGGCGTGCTCAAGACGGAAGCCAACGGTAACATCATGCTGGAGCAGAACAGCGTTGTCTACAAGCTTATCAACAAGCTAAAGGCAGGTTGTTCGCTAAGGCTCTCCGACAAGCGTTTCATCCTCAACGAAGATGGCACACCGACAGCCTACATAACATCGTACATTCAGAGTGTGACGTACACTTACAACGAGCCGAGCGGTAAGGAATCAAACATACTGCCGGAGGTTGAAATAGTGCTGAATAACGAGTACGAAGTAACAGCTAACCCAATAGACACTATCTCGTCAGAGGTTGTGACGTTGGCAACACAAGTTAACGCGCTGAGCCGTGTAGAGCAGATAGTTCGCTTGGTAGGTGACAAGTTGTATCTGCGTAAAGATGGTATCTCCGATAGGAGCATGTCGCCTACAGAGTTCGCTACACTGCTAACCTCAACGAAGTTCAGACAAGGCGCGGTTGGTGGCTCTGGCTGGGGATTCTACAAGGATAATAACGGCAACTGGGTTCTTGAAGCAGACCGCATGGTGCTTCGTCAAGACCTGCAAGTTAACACGCTTGTTGTTAATCAGATTGAAGGCCGTGGCGGTATGGTAGTGGAAACGCTTGCTACGATGGAAGTAACGCGAGTGGATAAGCTAAATAACGGCAATTATCGCTGCTACTTCGACCAAAAGAACGGTACGGTATGGAACTTATTCCGCGAAGATGATGTTGCGTACTGCAATCGCTTCCTCGCTACGTACAACGATAATGCCGACCTTGAGTATACCGATACCAAGTTCTACAAGCGCAGGATTGTGGAAATCTACAATGATAGCGTGGTGCTGTCCGCAACAGATACCAATGGCGAGGATGAACCTGCAGAAGGAGACGTTATTGTGCAATACGGCAACTATACCGATGCCAACCGTCAGTTTGCTATCATTCGCGATGCACAAGGCGGAGGATATGAACGCTTCCTTGAAGGACTTGATTCCGTAACAGCTACGGGCGTTGAGTACTACTTCGTGGGCCGACAAGCTGGTATGTATAACGGCAAGGTTCGGTTCTTCCTCGGTAATGACGATGGCTATATCAAGTTCGAGGATGATGTGCTAACTATCAAAGGTAAGTTAGACGTTGCTTCAACAATAGGCGATACAGGCAAGACGTTGGAAACCTATGTAGCTGAAACCGTCAGCGACAGCGTTTCCGATGCGATACCTTATACAATTTCACTATCGAATGAGATGCAGGGCGTTCCGTGTGATAGCGATGGCGTTGTTCAGAGCGGATATACGCCCACAACAACCGTCTACATTCGCAAGGGTAACGAACAGCTTACTAAGTGGAATGTTACAGCTACTTCAAAGTATTGTACGACATCTTACGATGCTTCAACGCAGGTTCTGTCCGTTACTGCAATCAACGATAATGCTCCCGACACGATACAGATTGTTATCACTGCTACGGATGGCAACAACAAGCTGAGCGCAACGTTTATGCTCTACAAGGTTAAGGCAGGAGCAGCAGGGCAATCACCCGTAATCTACGAGATTGTGCCGGAGGTTAATTGCGTTATCCGCAGTGTTGTTGACGGAACGAGTAGCGTTAACCGTGTTGGTTGTACGGTGTACGCGATAGTCGGCACACTACGCACGAAAACCAACGATAAGAAGCTGTATGCTCAGCGCATCGGCTTCGATGTATCAGCAGTTGAAGCAACACGCACAGACGGTTATACGCGTGGCGTTACGCTCTCCAGCGCTGGCTCTGATTCGCTGGGCAAGACGAGCAATGTTCAGTTCACGCTCTACGATGATGATGGCAGCACGATATTGGATAGAGCGGATATTCCCGTTCTGTCCGATGCGTCAGAGTTGGAAGTATCTGACAGCAACATCGCACTCGGCACGGTACACTCAACAACCATCTCAGATTTTACCAACGCGAGCAACTATATTGCCAAACTATACGACCTCTATGTGTGTTTAAAGACAGGTAACAAGATAAGAGTTTCATTCGACTACGATATTGACGTTACCTATGACACAACACAGGCGTATCGCATTGTGCCTACCATAACAACGGGTTCGGCATGGATGCCCGTTGCAACTATCAAGATAAGCGCAGCGAGTGGGCACTTCGATAGCGGTATTCTTACCGTGCCGGATGGCTTCTCAACGGAAGATGCGCAGCAGTGGATTTACCTACGTATGGACTACATCCAATCGGGGCATATCACGATACGTAACTTGATGGTGCAGAAGGGTACGTTGGCAACGGAATGGTCTCCGTCAGTGCATGATACGGACTATCTAACGCAAGCTATCCTCAACGATACAGCCGTATCGGGTGGATTGCTATTAACCTCAACTATCAAGGTTGGAACGCAGACGGATGCCAACAC